TGTTGGTTCTGAAGAAGCTGAAGTAGCTCGTTGTGGTTGATGTGACCAATGTTGCTGTTGAGGTAGAACCCGTCTGCATAAAGCCAATCTGATCCGCCTTCTTCGTGAGTCAGTTCGACCTGGAAAACAGGCAGAGTCCTTCTCTTAACTGCGCCAAACTCTACCTTGAACTTATCGTCAAAATCGCGGTCATAGTAGGCGGAAGTGTCGTTATACGATGTCCAGTCATCCAATGTTGGGTTGTACTTATGGTACATCCTGTGAACGCCCTCACCGTTCATGGTGGCCACGTCAAGTCTGTTCACCAAATTGAGCATCCCGTCAAAAAGTATCACGGTTGCCCCAAATGTGTGCGCAATATCCTCTAGCACTGACGCTGTGTCGAAGTACCTGGGGGGCGCTTCAAGCTCCCTAGTGCGATCAACCTGCTTCTTTGGTTTATTGAATGTCTCAGCCCGACACCTGATGTAATAAAGCAAAGAGTCTGAATGGTGGAACTCCTGAGACCCGCCATTGTGAATCATGCTTGGAGCCGGCATCGCGATCTCTGAGAGCATCGTGATATACGACTGACCTAGCTCGTTCTGGACGTAATCTCGGTAAGCTGCGAATGCAGGGATCTTGTAGTTGATCTCCTTCATCCAGAAGATCAGCCTCTTAAACCCTTGGTAACCGTCGTATGGAGGGTTGTCATCCTTCCACTCCACTCCGCGCAAGTACGCGAGTCCGTCCGTAAACTTTACGTCTAGGTAGTGGTAGTTGTTTTGGATTGTAATCGCTGTGTCCTCAACGACAAGGTGTCCATACCAATATGGACGCGCAGCGGAAGAGTGATTTGTGAAGAAAAGTGCGAACACCGAGCCCTCTCTTTGTTCGAGAAGATCTTCCCAGCACTCCAGTTGAGTGTCGTCAAGTCGCAGGGTCATGCTCAAGGTGGACCCCATGAAGGCATTCATAAAATCCTCTTGCCCCCCCTTGTACTCCAGTGAGGCGCCTGGATCCATCATATCCAAATCAAGCCTCATGCCGCTGTAGTCGCTGGCTGCAATATCGCCATCAGTGTCGCCAATGACGATGCGGTAGGCGTTGTTGGAGGAGCTTACAGGTGCGTTCTCGGCAGAGAAGAACTTGGTGTCAAAGATGTATTCTACAGCCATTATCCAAATGTACGGTCGATGGCGCGTGTGCCTCGTTGGTTAGAAATTACCACGTCGTTTCCAGAGATTGAACCACCTAGACGCACAACGCCGGCTGTTGCAGTACCCCCCGCCGCGACGGCTGCTGAGCTTGATGCGGTCGTTCCGGACCTCAAATTAAGACCCGTCATACCTTCAGCAAGGAAGGTGCCAAAGCCGCCTTCGATCGCGCTACCCGCTGCGCCCGCCGCCGCACTAGTTCCGCCCGAAACGATAAGCAAGATGGTGTACAGCGTGATCAGCGTGATGAGCTTGGCTACCAAAGCATAGAACGTGTTCAAGAAGCTCTCTTTGAGCGTCTGCCAGAAATTAGCTCCGTCTTTTGCCGCCGCAACAAAAGCTTCTCCAAGGAAGCTTACTTGCTGATTGAAGAAGGTAATAAGGGAACTGGCATTCGCCACGTTTCTAGCCTCCTCCTGAAGTACTTGAAGCTTGTCTGTGAGCTGATCGAAAGCAACGAGGTTGACACCGTTTGGCGCCGAGGCCAAGAGTCTAATTTGGGCTGTAAGATTTGAGATATTGGCAGCACGAAGTCCTTCTTTATCAATAAGCCCAAGTTCGGCATCGAGTTTAGTTAAAGCGTCTTGTTTTTCTAGTGCATCAAGAGACTGCTCAAACTCCTCAAGTTTAATCTCATTATTGAGCCGATACGCAAGGCTTTTCCATTTATTGTAAACCTCGTCAAGCTGCTCCTGTGAACCAATAGGGACTTGATCTGGATCTGCCGGGTACAAGAGGTCATAGAGCTTTTTCCACTGCTCTTCGAGCTTGCTGACCTGCCCCGTCAGGGTGTCGCTTAGCTTGACTTCCCCAATCCCAGAGATAAACTGCTGTGCTGTGAATGCTTGTTGGGCACTAACTCGGGATGCTTCATCGAGAACTTTTTTTAGCGCTTCCTCAGACTCTAGCTTAGCGAGTTTATCTTGAAGTTCATCAATGTTCTTGGTGAGATCCTTGACTCTTTCGCTCGTCGTGCTGTAGCCGAGAGAAAGTAGTTCTGTAATAAGATCTTTTGCGCTAGAGATCTCTCGTCGAAGTACTTCGTCAAAACCTATTAACTCGAGGTCGAAGAGAGACGACGCTTCCCTATTGGCTTCTGTGCGCCCGGAAATAGCGTCCCGTAATTTCTTTGAGAACTGAAGATCCTTGAGTTTTCTTTCAAAGTCTGCGGCGAATTTATCAAGATCTGCGGCCGTGTTTGGCAAGTTGAGAGAAGATGCTTCTGTTGCAAGCTTCTTAAATTCATCAGCTAAATCTTCAACAAGGTTTATTTGGCTGTCTAATGAACCTGTGGAAAGAAGGGCGTCAAAGTCTTTTACGACGTTACCAATAAGCCCCTCACTAATAATGTCTTCCGTGCTGGCTTGAAGGATGTTTTCGATCGCGTCCTTTACGCCAAGTAGATCGTTATTGGCTTCCCCAAAGGTGGCAAACGCGTTTGTAAACGCCTCCGTGATCTTTTGGCTTTGATCCAAGATGACGCCAAAAGATTCTTGTTGCGAGAAAAGAACGTCGCCTGTTTTTTGGGCTAAAAGGTATCGCCGTTGAGCTTCAAAAGCCAGGAGTCCTTCCTTATCGGCAATAGCTTCCTCAAGAGCGAGTATTTGTTCCCTCAGATCGACGTCTGCGGTCTTGATTCTTTCGAGTTCCGTAGCGGCTTGCTGACGAAGCTCAGCCGTTCTCTCATCCGACCGATAAATCTTATCGAGAAGCCCAATTTGAGACTTATATACCTCAAGAAAGGCTTCTTCATCAGAAAGTCTTCGGCCAGTCTTTGAATCAAATAAAAGTCGCCGCTGAGCTTCGGCCGCCGCTTCAAGCGCCTCTTGGGTTTCCTCTAATTCTGTTTTAAGGACGGGAAGCGACAAGCTAGTAAGCTCGCCGTCAGTATCCTTAAGTAGTTGTTGAAAGCTAGATAGTGACTCATTAACTGAATCAAGCAACGCTTTGTTTTCGTATTGCTGCATCTGGAACGCCACGAATGCAGCCGTAAGCGCCGTAATACCCAAAATAATTGGGTGTGCAGTCATGAAAATTAACGCCGAAGCTAACGCAGCTAATCCCGCTGCCACCACAGGGATTAGAACGCTCAAAATGGTGAATCGGGCAATCATGCCCTTGGTGTTGCTGTCAGCTTTCTCGAAACTTTCCGCCAAATCACCAAGTGCAGTCGCTAAGATCCGTACATATGGAGTGAGCGCTTCACCCAATACGCGTCCCATAGTCTGTAACGCGTTAGTGTTTTTTTCAAGCTGGATAAAGAGTTCGTCTTCGAGGCCTTCGTTCATGGCGTCAAGGGCGCCATCGACATCTTCCAGTTGCACGAGGAGTTGGTAAAACTCCAATCCCATCTTCCCGATCACCGCCCCTGCAACACCAGCCCGCTTGTGAAGGATTTCAAAAGTTTGAGCTACGTCAAGATTTCCAGACGTGAGGGCTGTCAATTCCTTACCCGTGAACCCAAACTCCTCGCCAAGTTCGAGGAACACACCCTTCAAGCGCGTACCTGCATATCCCGACTTTTGACCCGCATTAGCGAGCAAGCCCAACAGCGCTACGGTCTCTTCAATACTGTACCCAGCAACATTTGCTACTGAACCTACGTTTTTAAGAGCTCCTGCTAGCTTGGTTGAATCAAGTGCTGATTGAGCAAATGCCGTGGCAAAGATGTCTCCAATTTCGGAAAAGCTTCGAAGCTCACCGTTAGCCCCTTGGAATTGACGCTGCGTCTCGGCAATGGAAGTCCCGACCTGCTGTAGGCTGCCTCCGAAAATCTGCGTAAGCTTGACGGAAGTTTCAAGCGCTTGGTTTGTGGATTGAGCGTCAAAGCCAAGCTTTTTAAGCTCAAGACCAAGTTGAAGAACCTCCGTTGCTGTAAACATCGTTTCAATACCAAGTTGCTTGGCTTTATCTACGATGCCATCGATGTTCTCCCCAGTACCTACTGCACGAAGCTGACTTTCAATCTTGTTAAACTCGGCTGAAACGCGTATCGCGGCAGCTCCAACAAGACCTAGGGCAACGCCGAGGGACCGACCCAATGTCGATCCCAGGGCTTGCGCTTTCATTCGGAACGCCTCTAGCTTAGTGGCGGCTAACTCGGTGTTGCGAACAAACGGTTTGATGTCCAGCGTAAGTATCGCTGCTAACCGACTGGCTCCTACAATGCTTGCCATTAGCTAAAGTTTTTCATTTTCTCCAGGAGTGCCTGTGCTTCTTCCTTGGTGCGCACTCCTTGATTAGACTTAGTTGTGTACGGGTGGAAATCACCCGGCTCGAATTTTTTGCCCTTGCCGGAGTTGACGTTGGCGAGCAGTGCCATCACAGATGAGGTGTGATCCCACATGATGCTCTGTCTCAACATGAATCCTTCTCGGAGGTAAGCAAACTCCCTAAGAGTTAGCATCCAAAACTCATCTGGGGTCAACCCCATCATGAGCCCGGTCTTTAACAAGACCTTCCAAGAAAGCTCCTCTCCCTCTCCTAGGGCACCCCCGCCGTCGCGAGGGGTTATGAGTTTCCCTTGTCGTCGTCTTGTCCGCCCAGGGCTTCAGTGACCGCTGTCATCATCTGCTCCAGGGTGTCGCCGTCTTCAAGAGCCAAGGCGCAGAACTGCTCAAAGTCAGGCAGACCAGAGTCCTTACCTTTGCGAGCTGCATCGTTCTTCACTCCATAGTATGCGAAAGCTGGGATGGCGGTAAGTGAGTCTTCTTCGAGCCACTTGTCCAATTCACCCAGCTTGATCTGAAATGCGTTGCACATCATGCGCAATGCGTTGAGACTAAGAGATGCGTTGTACTTCTTCTTTCCGAGAGTGAACGTGAATTCGCCTTTAATCGTTTGCATGTGGTTGGTATTAAAAAAGGGGCGACGAACCTTACCGCCGCCCCATGTTGATTATTATTCCTTCAAAAGGGCATCGACGCCTGTCATGCTCACGCTGTATGTGGCAATCTCATCAACACCTCCTGATAGCTGTACTGATTCAAGCAGTGCTTGTCCATAGTAGTCCGTGGTCGTTCCGTTCTTGTCGATTGAGAACTTTACGATCACGTAGTATTTGTTACGAGCCAAGTCGAGCAAGTTTACACCGGCATCGTCGGACACCTGGATCAATCCATCAGCGCTGAGTGACCAGTCCTGTGTTGACTCTTGGAGCGTCCCTCCCTCTCCGTCGCGAGCGACTACCTCGACAGAGTTTGTCAAGTCGAGTGTTGAAGAGGTGGCGGCTCCTACGAGCTCAAGAAACTCCTCGCGATCAACGAAGGTTGAGCTGCCAACAGAACCGTATCCAATGTAAATGTTGTTCTCTCCGCTAGTGGCGTCTTCATTGACTACCAAAATCCGGTTAGCGTTAGCTGGGCTGGACGCTTCGAATGCAGCGATGTCTGCATACGGCCCTAGAACCTTTGCTTTTGTTTGTGAGTTCACGCTATCATAGTAGATAGCTAGACAATTTGCGTTTACTACTGCCATGATTTCTTAGCTTGCGTTGTTGTAACGGTAGAGTTTTCCGTATCCGCGAATGCTCACAGAATACGTTGCTGTGTCATCGAACCCACCAGTGATGCTGACGTTTTCGATGATGCCCTGACCAATGTAATTGACGTAGTTCTCTTGTGTTCCTTCTGTGTCTTTCTTCGTCACGTCTACAACGAATCGGACAAGCACGTATTCGCTCGCGCGAGCGATGTCCATGAGAGCGGTAGCTCCACTCTGAGATGAGTCGATAACGTCCTGAACCAGTCCGTCAGCAGAGAGTGACCACGCCTGAGCCCCTCCAATAATATAGGTCTCCGAATTGCACTGAGTGCTGCGGGCTACGATCTCGTCAATAGTGTTGCTCATGTCCAGGGTTGTGGACGTAGCTGCCGCCAAAAGCTTCAAGTCACCCGTTGCGTCAGCGATTGTTGAGGATGACTCCTTGATAATTGCAGGGAGGTTTGACCGTTCGTGAATGTCGTCTGTGGAAGACTTCACCAACAAACCGTAGTCGCCATCAGAAGCAGCGCTAAGGAAATTGGTCTCCGCTGTGGCCAAGGTGTCGTTTGCCGTAACTCGGTACGCTGTCGTTTGCCCCGAGTCGGCGAAGGCATAGAGCCCAAGATAGTTTGCGTTTAGTAGTGCCATTGTTTTGTTTTTTGTCCGCCCTTAATTCTTTGCCGCAAGATTTGCGTAGAACTTAGTTTGGAAAATCTCACCAAGCTCCCTACGCAGTTTTAGATTGTAGGTTGCTAGGTTTTTTCGAATTGCGGGTTGAATGTGGGGGTGCGGCCCATGATGCCGCGTACCTAATTCAGCCCAGTGATCGCGCCATCCAGCAGCATTGTAGGTGTCTCCAGCGTCTACGCCGCTGATGTAACCTAGCTGATTGGGTTGCACGACTCGGGGTCCACTGACGGCTCCGACACGAATGCCGAAAACATACTGTGGGGTTTTTTTAAGAGTGCGGATAGCGAAAGACTGGCTCAAAACACCAGTCAGTACCGGTGACTTTGCCTCCATGTCATTCCTCATATCCTTGGCTGCGTTAGCCATGGCTTTGTACAGAACCTTCTTCCTTGCTGTAAGGGATTTGAGTCTGCGCAACCTACTGGGGAAGGGATCGCTTCTTTTGAATCCCACCAGGTGCAAATTGGATCTATATGCTCCTGACGTGGCCATTAGGTTGCTGGGTTGGTTTCTGTGAGGTCGGTGATGTTTCCTTCGCTGTCTCTGACTGAGATGGGTAAGTTGTTGTTGTCTCGGCGACGAGCCCGTAAGCGCATACCCTCGCGTCGACCAAATGGAAGGATGGAGTACAGGTTGAAGTGTCCCCCGTTCCAAACGATGACATCGTCGAACTGAATGCCTGAGATCCAGCGGCACTTGAGCTCCATCTTCATCTCGCCCACCTCCTGGTCGTCATCGGTAAATTCCGACGCGCCAGCCGATGGTGTTCCGAGAGATGTGATCTTGCATCGGACGCCAACCTTGAACTCCTCGTAAACCTCCACCACATCGCCGAACTGATTCACAGTCCTTGTGGGGCGGTAGATGTTAATCTTTTCGGTGAGCTCTCCTGCCTTCATCAGTAGTGTCTTACGCTTTGAAGGAGGCGGTGAACACCCTCCTTAACTTCCGTTGTGATACCTCCGATGTTTTCTGCCTCGCGCTGGTTGTAGTAGTGGCCTACCAAGAGCAGGGCTGCTTGCTTGTACTGCTTGGGTACAGCCATAAGGTCTGTTCCGGCAGTGATGTAAGCTCGAGCAAAGTCCTCTTCGTGGGTGCTGCAATCCTCGCCGATGGCTGACTTGTATTCGCGCAAGTCCATGTAGCATGGATAGCGATCCGTGATGATCACGTTGTCGAAGTCGGTGCCGTTGTGAACAGTGAAGTACAGGTGGCTAGTAGTTTGAACGCCGTCGTCTGTGACCTGAACTCTGACGCGATACATACCTTCAGTCCAGTCTACTGGCGTCGCGGGCTCTACTGCCGTTGAAGACATGATCTCAATTGACCTTTGAACTTCGGCGCCTGTATATGAGCTATCAGCAACACCCGGGATGGTTCCGTAGCTACCGTCAGCGCCTCTTTTCTGAAACTGAACTGATACGGCTGTGATGTTCGTCACCTCTTCAAAGAGGAGGTTCAGGTCGATGTTATTGACACCGTTTTGCTCAACAGCAAAATGGTAGTCATCGAGGCCGGTGATTTTTTCGTTCAGGATCTCATTCTCGTACTCAGCCTCGAACAGCTTGTACTGCTCGAAATAAGATGGTTTGTCGTCAGCGTCCTTGCTTCGGTATTCCAACTTCCACAGGGTGGATACGTCGTTGATCTTGTGCAGTGTAAACGGCCGCTTCAGATCCTCCGCGTCCAGGTACACAATGACGTCGCTCTCCCCTAGGATGCGGTTCGTCAGTTGCTCCATGTAGTCCAATGCAGCTTCAAGGTAGATGAGCAAGAGGTCGTCCTCTGTTTCATCAATAGCACGGACGTGACTGCGCAAGAGGGCATAGGCAGCTTCCTCTACCTCCTCCAATGATTCCCCTTCGGGGATCTCTGTCTCCCCCTCTGGGATTTCCAGTGTTGGCTCTTGAGCGTAGAAGAGGCGCAGTGCCTTCTCCGTAGATTTCCGTGTGACCTTGATATGCATAGGCAGAAAAAATGGGGCCAGGCCAATTCCCGGCCCCAGTTTCAGTTAAGAGTTATTAGGC